CATATTTTTATCTGCAATGTGTATCTGCACGATTCCTCCGTAGTTTTTATACAATCGTATAGAATAATTCATATTTTCTCAATGCTTTTCCAGTGTTTTCATTTTTTAAGTAATTGCTTTATAGGCACTTGAAAAAAATCTTGTATATACATGCAAATTTACATTGCGCAGTAACCCCAATGCTGTGTTACACATTATTTTATACGTATATTCATAAACTTTTTACTACGAGTTGAAATGTCTAAAAAAAAGTTACTCAAAAAAGCAATGAAAGCTGAAATGCCTGACATGAAAATGCCTGAAGCCTCCGAAAAAGCTGGTAAAGGCGGAAAAATGGCAGTTTTATCGCAGGCGTTGAAGAAATTCAAAAGCAAATAGCAGTCGCACACATCAAGTGCCAAACCATAGGCAACAATGACTGATCGCAACATCATAGAAGAATTTGACACTCGATATAACGAAGCCTACACGGCTTGGAATCCGTTCTACGCTGAAGCTGAAATTGATATGCGCTTTTATTTGGGCGATCAATGGGACGCAACAGAACGCACAAAGCTGTATCAAGAAGGTCGTAATGCTTTTGTGTTCAATAGAATCCGTCGCAATATAAACATGCTGACAGGCTATCAACGCAAGCATCGATTGAGTTCCGTTGTAATACCCCAGGAAAATTCAGATCAAAAAACTGCCGACCAACTCAGTCAGCTTCTTTTGTATGCGATGAATTACGCAAACGGCTATCAAGTGATTTCCGATTGTTTCGGTGGCGCATTAAAAACAGGCTGGAATTTGTGCGATATTTCGATGGACTATCGAGACGATCCCGTAAACGGCGACATCAAATTAATGCGATCACCTTTTTCAGCTTTTATCACTGACCCATATGTGAGTGATCTATCATTTGAAACATGCGGTTACATTTTACGACGTAAATATCTGTCGCCTGAGCAAGTCGTGTCGTTGTTACCCAAACACAAGAAAGAAATCTGGGACAGCTATAGAATCGGCTGGGAACGTGATGACAAGTTCACATGGCTTCCGTATCAACGTCAGCCCAATGGGCAAGAATTGATGGCGTACAATGAATTTGTACAACAAAAGTGGCGTGACACGCCAATGCTAGTGGACATGGAAACGGGCGAATTCATGGATTTTGACGTACCCAAAGACCGTCAAAAATTGATGCTCGAGATGCACAGCAATTTGAAAATTGTCATGCGCCCAAAACGCTATATTCAACGTCACATCATTGTAAACGATATTCTAATGCAATCAGACGAAGACCCGTACGGCTTAAACGAGTACAATTCTGTGCCGTTTGTCGCAATCTGGGAACCAGAATCAAACATCTGGGACTTGAAAGTTCAGTCGCTAGTCAGATGTCAACGTGATGCTCAACGTGAATCGAATATGCGCATGTCGCAAATGTCAGATATTCTAAACTCGCAAATTAACTCAGGCTGGATTGCTAATGAAAATTCTGTGATCAACCCCCGATCACTATTTCAAACATCACAGGGCAAAGTAATCTGGAAGCGTGAAGACGCCCCAGCCGACGCTTTACAACGTATAGAACCTGCGCAGATACCGCCGTCACAATTCCAGATGCAAGATCTAAATAACAAAGACATGATGGAAATAATGGGTATCAACGATGCAGCTTTCGGCATCACAGATAATCCCCAGGAATCAGGCGTTCTAATGATGCTACGGCAGGGTGCAGCATTAACGAACTGTCAAGATCTGATGGATAATTTACGTTTTTCACAGAAAATGGTCTCGCAAAAGATGATTAAATTGATCCAGACGTGGACGCCGTCAAAAGTGAAACGCATCTTAAATGAAGAGCCGACGGAAGAATTCTATTCAAAAGATTTCACGAAATACGACATTACGATTACCGAAGGCATGTTGACCGACACGCAAAAGCAAATCTATTTCCGACAACTAGTGGATTTAAAGCAGCTTGGAGCACCCGTTACGGGCGAAATGTTGGCACGTGCAGCACCGATACAAGGCAAGTCTACATTCAACGACGAGCTGGCAGAAGTCGAGAAGCAACAAGCAGCTCAAGCCCAAGCACAAAATCAGATGCAACAAGATTTACTGGATTCACAGCGTCAGCTAGCACAGTCACAAGCCATCTACAACATCTCAGGATCGAAAGAACGCTTCACACGTTCAGTAGCAAATCTAGGACTCGAAGACGAACGGGCAAGTAAGGCTGTACTAGACAGATCAAATGCAGCACTAGAGCGTATCAAAGCAATCAAAGAACTTCAGAGCATGGATGACGACAGATTATTGAAATATGTTGGCGTAATTCAAGCGATGGAAGAACAAAGTCGCATGCAAGAAGAGCAAATCAAAAAAGACAACGTATCAATAACAGCTAGAGCGGAAGAAATCAGTAATCCACAACAACAACAGCAACCGCCGATGCAACAAGTTCCACAAACAACCCCCACCCAGGGGCAACCAGGAGTGTCTATATGAAGCGCAAGGACTATTCAATGCCAAGCAAATCATCTAAAGGCAGCTATATGAACGGAGAACCAGAAGGCCGTGTAAAGCGGACTTACATGTGTCCCGTTGAGATCGGAAAAGGTTTTGCAGAAGTAAAGCCGTTGTTCCAACCAGGTAGTCTGGGCTATTCACAACAAGCCTTTGATTATAAATATTAATTTTACCAGGTAAGAATGAAACAAGAAACGGGCGAAACGAGAGATGCAATAATGGAAGATGTGCAGAAGCAAATTGATGCCATCATTTCCGCAAACAAACATCGTAATTCTATTTACTGGATCGTGCTTTTTGCAAAGCCGTTCCGACAACAAGTAGATGGAAAACCGACCCTGATACAGCATGTAAAGCCATACGCCACTAAGCCAAAAGGCCAAGTTGGGATGATCGTTGCATCTGTAGACAATTCATCTGGGAAAATTAACTGGGAAATCAACATGCCACAGAAGCCTTTTGATTTCGACAAGCTTCAAATTTATGGAGCAAAACGCTGTGACGAAGTAATCACCGAGAGTACAACGATCACAGGGGCGTATATAACGCAATAACACAATAATGCCGCCGATTTTCGGGCGAACAGGTTAATTATGAATGAATTAGCAACGGACGATAACATAACTGGTGCCGTCGACCAGGTAAATAATTATAGCGAACCACAACAAAGCGTACCGCAACAAGTCCCACTTGAGGCGCTACAAGCTGAGCGTGCCTCTAGACAGAATTTACAAGATGAATTACGCATAATCAAGGATCACTTAGCTTTGATTCAGTCTCAGCAGCAGCAATCATCACAGAAACCAGTAGCAAAAGATGCTTTGGAGTCACTAGATGACGGCGATGTTCTGACAGTCGGCGAATTTAAAAAAGCGCTGAGTCAAAAAGAACAACAATATCAAATTGGATTGCAAGAGCTGAAAATTTCGCAAAAATATCCCGATTATGCAGATATCGTATCTAAATATTTACCAGATGTTTTAAACAAAAATCCCAGCTTACGAAGCACCTTACAGTCCTCACAAGACTATGAACTTGCATATTATCTAGCTAAAAATTCAGACGCATATAAAGACGAGAATAAAAAAGTAAGAAAACATGCTGACGCTGAACGAATAATTCAGAATTCGCAGCAAACAGGCTCTGTATCTAATGTGGGGAGTACTTCTCCAATGAATACAGCTAGACGATATAAAGACATGTCCGATGAAGACTTTAGGCAGGCAGTAAATCGTAATATGGGGTCATTTTAATCAGGAGATTATTAAATGACAATTACAACAGTAGCAGTATTACCACCAGCAGTGAGAGAATACTATGATCGCTTGTTATTAATGACTGCATATCCAGCATTAATACATACAAGATTTGCACAGAAAAGAATGTTGCCAGAAAAGAACGGGGATACTATTGTATTTCGTCGTTATTCAAAATTGTCAACGGTTCCGATTCCGTTAGTTGATGGCGTGACTCCCCCAGGAGCTCCATTAAGTGCAACGAATATTAAAGCAAGAGTTAGTTTTTACGGTAGATTAGATTTTGCAGCATAAGAAGTTGCCGTAGTAAAATGTCACTGAATTCGGGGAAACTCCGCAAAGGACAATCCCGAGCCAAGCCGAAAAGGAAGGTGTAGAGACTATGTTTGATAATAGATTAGAGTTTAAAGGTGCAGTAATAGGAATGGTATTAGGTGATGGGTGTATACCCAAATTAATGGAAGGTAGAAATACTCAACATCTTCAGTTAGCGCATAGATCAGCAGATAGAGAATATGCTGAATATAAGAAAAGTTTATTATCTTTTCTTAATGAAACAAAAATAACTGAATCATCGAATACTGCTAATGGTATTACATATCCATGTGTAGTTGTAAGAACGTTGTCACA